TTTAATTGTGTTTTTAGATTCCATCATGTTGTCATCTTCCATATCATATTCCATCATTTCAGAATCTTCCATGTCGTCTTCCATCATTTCAGAATCTTCCATGTCGTCTTCCATCATTTCAGAATCATCATCTAATGTGATTTCGTAAACAACTTCTTCGTCATCAGACATATCTTCAGAATCTACATCTGACATATCTCCACTAAAAATAGCGTCAATAACATCATTAACAGACTCATCAAACTCTCCATCATCCGCCATCATGTCATCTTCCATCATGTCATCAGACATCATATCATCTTCCATCATATCATCTTCAGATTCACCAAGCTTAACAAGATATTCTACATCAGCGCTATCGTCAGTTAAATGAACATTATCACCGTCTTTTTTAACAATGATTCCGTCATCTTCACCCATCGCTTTGAATACTTTCAAAATTTCTTCGTCAGAAGCGTCAGTTAAATCAATTGGAGTTTCGTCTGAATCCATATCAAAGTCCATTTCCATATCATCAGAATCATCTGAATCAATATCCATGTCCATGTCTACTTCATCATTATCAGCTGACATATCCATGTCAACATCTAATTCAACCTCATCTTCGTCAGATTGCTCAGAAAGAGATTCTTTTACTAATTGATTGATTTCTTCCTTCATAGTAGAAGCAAGTATTCCTTTTGCATTTTCGGCTATTGCTTCTTCAACTTGTTTCATCTGAATAAGAGCCTCTTGAACTAATTTGTTTTCTTTCATATAGAAAATCTATTTATTTTATCTAATAAATATTACCAAAAAACAAAAAATATCATTTCTGAATGATATATCTTTTATTTTTTGATGTTTATGGATATAATACCCACATATAAATATGCCCGAGCAAAAAAAAAGTGGTCACAAATTGTGACCACTTTAATAATTTGATAGTAAATCAATTATTCAATTACTTCATCTATTTTACTTTCAGATACTGAAGTTATTCTCCAATCATGAGTAAACCCTTCATACTTTGCTGTAACCTTTGCTTCTACATCGGTAACAGAATATCCTTTTACAAGTTTTTCTTCTCTGATTTTTTTAATTTTACCACTGTTTTCATCAGGTAAATCGTACTGAACTTTTGCTACAAAAAATTTTTCTTCCATAATTAATTTTATTTTCCCAAATAATCGGTTAATTTTTTCATTAAGTCAACTCCTTTGGATTGGAATTCTGAATTTTCTGGTGTTTTATGTCTTTTTTCTTCTTCTAAGTTCTCATCATACTTTTGTCTGTCGTCAGGATTACTAAACAAATAAGCTCCTGGTGTAGATGGTGAAGATACTAAGTCAAAACAAATTAACTCAAAATCTTCTTGTACTTCATTTCTTTCCCCAACTTTTTTTAAGGAACCTACTCCTCTTGAAGATACTCCCATTGTAACACCTTGTCTCATTAAGTTAGCTGCTTGGTCACCTTTAGTTGACACAATACCTCTTTCATGAAATCCTGGTGATGTTAACAATTTAAGTTTACCCATTAAAATATTTCCATCCCACCATATATCAGTAATGATATGAGCCACTCTGTCTAAATCTATTAAAGATGATTCAGGGTGGTTAAGTTCTGACGTTGATAAACCTTTGGCAATTGCCTTCTTATAGTTCTCAGCTTCTCTTTTTAATATCCTTTCAGGATAAAATCTTCCGTTTCTATTTGGAGTATCATACTTTTGTAATACAGCATAAAACTCAAATGGGTTTCTATAATCTAAGTTAGCGGCTTCCTTTAACATTTCTGAATTACGAATGTCTTTTGGGGAAACCCAACCCGCATCCGTCTCAATCAATATACCATGACCGACTTCACTTGCTTCTAAAATTCTTAATTGTTTCATTAATAGTTTTTAAGATAAATATATCAAAAGAGTTCTTTATTGACTTTATTTACTTTTTGAAATTGAAAAATCAAAGTATTTGTTTTCAATAACATTATCCCTGACTATACTTCTTACTATTTTTTTAACTGATTCTTTTAGTTCAATTGATTTAAAATCAAATTCTTGATTGGTATATAAATTAACCTCTAAATTAAAAAACGATTTTTTTCCGTGGGATATCCCACTTGTTCTTAAATCCAAATCAACAATACTATTTTCTTTAAAAAGACTTGTATCAATTGAATTAAATACTGAATGTTTGATTTCTCGGTTTAAATTACACACGACCCTATTCCAATTGTCGTGGTCAAATTTGGGGGAGACCCATGATTGAATGTTTATATATAATGATTTTAAATTTTTAGAATCTACAGTACCATATACCGATTTTATCGGACTGAATAGATTTAACTTTACACTTTTTCCTTTTTTCATTAAATTTCATTGATGTCAATGTTTATTTGTTTGTTAAAAAATAACACAAAATATAGTCATTGTCAAAAATTTTTCAGTAAATTACGATATTTGTAATAATATGCTAATAGTAGAAGTAAAAAAAGACGGAATAGAAAAAGCCTTGAAAACTTTAAAATCTAAGGTTATCAAGACTAAACAAAATCAAATTCTATTTGAAAGAAAACAATTTGTTAAAAAATCAGTTATAAGGCGAGCTCAGATATTGAAAGCGTCGTATGTTCAAAAAGTAAAAAATTCGTTAGATTGATTCTTCTAAGTTCTTTAACTTAAGGAAATTTAATTGGTCAAATTTTTCAATTTTTAACCTATCTATGGTTTCAGACAATTTTGTCTTTAACTCAAACTCCTCTTCTTTTTCCAAAATAACATTAAGTTTGCTAATTGCACTTTCGCGAATAGTCTCAAACTTATCTTCAAGAGATTTTGTATCTTCTGAAATTAATTGTAAAAATTCTTTCTTAGATGACTCGTCAAGAGTCTCAACATATTTGTTTAATGTTTGGTTTGCAATACTAACCATTGATTTCAACGGAATGTTAATTGATTCTTTAACCACACTATTTGTTGACGTTAACACACTTGTAATGTTCTTTTTGGAATTTACTCTTTCTAACAAATTCAGTTTATTTGTATAGACAAGAGCGTCAATATCAGAATATTTGTTTTTAACATTTTCTGATAGAGTTCTTGGTAATTTAATACTTGGCAGTAATTGTTGAATTAAACTAATACCTTCTTCTAAAAAGTCTTTAGCGTCAGATTCGTTTAGTCCTTGAGGTGTACTCAATTGCTCGTATAAAGAATACAATTTAGACATAGTTTTGTTATTCAAAACATTATGTTTGAATTCTTTTAACGATTTCTTGAATTCCTTTTCATCTTTGTAGGATTCAATAAGATTGTTTTCAATTATGGATTTGATTTTTCCGAAAGTCATTACAGTGCGTTTTCAATATAAATATTAGGAATTTAGTAACTTATCCAATTCTTTTGAAATTTCTCCTAAAGAATCTTGTCCTTGACCTAAATCTAAAAATGTTGACCCTTCTAATAGATTACTTTCTATCAACAAATTCATATTTTTCATTCTTGATTCTGGTGTAACAGCAGCTTCTCCACCTTCAGGTGCTCCTCCTTCTGCTGGCGGTGGAGGTGCAACCTCTTCACCTCCTGCTGGTGGCGGTGCGGTTTCAAAACCTCCTCCACCACCAAGTGATTCTTCACCACCTGTAGTTGTTGCTGCAGCTGTCGCGGTGCCACCTGTAGTGTTACCGTATAATTTGTCAATGTTATCAAATAAACCTGTTTTGGTAATAACGGTAGGAGTTGCTTTAAGTTCTTCACCAACCGCTCTTTCAATTCTTTGTTGTTGTAAATCCAATCTAATCTCTTCATCAGACCATCCAAAGATATGTTTCTTAGCCCATGTTGATGATGTAGGTTGGATACCGTTTCCTGGGTCTGCAACTAAATCTTTATATAATAAAACTTTTTCTTTCCAAACGTCAATTTTTAATAAATCTGCTTGTGTAGATGGGTTAGATAAACCTAATGTGAAGTTCTGTAATTCGTCTTCAAATCCTAGTAAAAATAAATGAACGATTGCAATTTTGTTTAACTCCGCAATCATACTTTTTTGAATTCTGTTGATTGTACGAGCAAAACGGATATCTTGTAATGATAAGTTTTTACCATCACCTACAACCTCTTCAAACCCTAAAAACGCTTTAGGAACACGAAGAGCTGTTAATAATTTCTTTTGAATATATTCAATATCGGCAATCTCAGATAAGTTTGTCGCACCAGGTAATGTTGTAATTGGGTCTGGCGCCGCAGGGTCACGAACAGGAATAAAATAATCTTGGTCAACCGCCATTTGGTTGAATCTCATATCCACGTTTCCTGTCTTAGCATCCACAACTTGTTCTCTTTTAAACTTATTGGCAACACGGTTTACATATGCTTCAACGTCATCATCATTCATGTTTCCAACGAATACTTTAAACATTCTTCTTTCAGGCGCACGTGATGTACGATATATTAACATCGCATCTTCAGATAACAATAATTGTTTCCAAATACGTCTTGCCTTTTCTAACATAGATGTACCATAAGGAAGTTTTCTATCATCACCTAATAATCTAAAGTGAGCAATCTCCCATGATTGGAATTCCATGTTTCTATTTTTCCAAGTAAAATGAAGAGCTTTTTTATTTTCTTCTTTTTCTTGTGTAATATCAACAGTAATTTTTGCACTAACTCCAACCTCATGACGTTCAATTTCAATTGTCGGTAATTGTTGACAACCAACAATACCTTTTTCAGGGTCTAATTTAAGGTAAACAAAGTTATCACCATACTTACAAGTGTTTCTTGTCCACATTGGTAAGTTGGTGTTAATATCTAAGTTGTTATTAAATAAATCAGCTAATACTGATTTAATACGTTTTGATTCTGAGTAAATTTGAAGAATAAAACCATCTTCGTTTGTTGTTGTAGATTCTTCAGAATAAATGTCTAATGCTGCTGAAATCTCAGGAGTATACTCCATTGATTCATAATCATACTGAGCGGATAATCTTGATGGTTCATAATAAATCGCTTGAGAGTATAAATTGTTTTCAACTTTAGCCCATTGATTTGTTAAATAAAATGTTTGTTGTGCTTGAAGTTTTTCTCTTTCGTAATCATCACGATTTGGAGTACGCAAAAGTTCTTTCTTATCAAACTTAAAAGTTGGATAATCTTGTTTTAATAAAGAGTTTGGTCCAAATGTTTTGGACAACCTCTGCCATACCGTTAAATTATTATCACTCATAGTTTAAATTTACTAATTACCTTGATAATATAAATAGTTAATGCGAACCAAATAACCACCCATATTTTTGGTAATCAGCCTTGGTGGCTTCACCTTGATTATTCATACCATTACCTCTACCCATTTGTGGAACCATAGGATTAAAGAAGTCTGAAGAGTTTTTATTTTCATTAACCGTGGTTGCCCATGAGTTAATCATCGCCTTAGTATGATTAGTTACTTTCTCTAAAGATTGAAATGATTTTTCTGCAACATACAATGCCATAGAAACACCCATAATACAGTCATCATGATGTCCTTTTTGGTGGTCAGGTCTTCCATTAATATAAATAAACGTATTCATTTCATTGTATAATCTATTTGAATATACTTTAAATCCATGTCTAACACCTTCTTCAAATGCCGCAATAATCTGAACCCTTTTAGAATTAAAATTAATACCAGGAATTTTTTCGTTAATCTTTGGGTCCCATTTCCACTTATTACTTGTATCAACGTTATCAACATATAAACCACCTTGATAGTTTAGTTCTTGTAATTTTCTTGCAGTAGAAATACCCATACCACCTGTGATATCAATTACACAGTAAGCATTATACATTGTACCCCA